GTATTTACCCATGCTGATACACTCATATTACCACTTCCAAAATTACATTCTGGGATGTTCCCAAAATCTATATAATCATCTACTCCACTAACTCCAAAATTAAACCTTCCAGGATTACCTTCATATGTTACTCCATTTATCAAATTTCCCGTTTGAGATAATTCTTTTAAATTATTGACAGTTGTTCCACTTCCAGGATATGATCTTGGATTTGCAGCATCTATATAAAATACTAATCCATCTTTTACTATATTTGGTGATGCGTATCCTGCCATTAGATGAATCTCCTTTTTAAAGCGTTGTAGTTTTGTTTGACTTCTTGAATTGAAAGAGTGCGGTTATATATTTTAAAACTAGATATGTCTCCATCAAAATAAAAACCACCTCCAGATGCTTCTCTTCTTCCTATATTGAAGTTACTTGTAGCTGTAGCTAATACTGTTGGTCCTGATGTAGAATTAGATAATTCGGTTCCATTAACATATCCCCTAACTCTGTTAGATGGTGAGCTTGCTCCACCATCTAATGTTATTATAAAATAATTCCATACACCTGTAGAAAATGAAAATGAGGTTGAAAATGCCTGATTTCCATTCATAGCAACTTTTAAAGTATTTGCCCCATTAAAATAAACATAAAAAATTTTACTAGAATCACTCCATTGAGATATAGGCATTTGGTTTGGAGTAGTATCTACATTAGCCCAAAATCCCCAACTAGCATTAGTAGCACCATTAAGTAAGGTTAAATTTCCTAAATCTATATAACTATCAGCTCCATCAAAAGTAAAACTGCTGTTATCTCCATAACTTCCAGATGTATCATTATATATTGTACCTGTGGAAGTACTTTTTAAATCATTTACAGTATTAGAATTAGGACCAGTCCATGATCTAGGGTTTATTGGATCTACATAAAATACTAATCCATCTTTTACTATATTTGGTGAGTAACTTGTTCCCATTATAATCCGAATCTTCCTTTTAGTGCGTTATAGTTTTGTTTGACTTCTTGGGCTGTGAGTGCTTTATTGTATATAGATAAATTAGATATTTTACCATTAAAATCCCTTGATGAAACTGCAGGTGAACTTCCTATTCTAGTATTAGCTGTAGTACTAGGGGCATTTTGTGCTACTGTATTAGAGGTAGCAACTTCTCCATCTAAATATAAAACATGATCATTTCCATTCTTTGTTATTGCTATATTAATCCATTGACCCGCTGAGTAAACTGGGATTGTGTATGAAAAAATTGTTGTTACATCAAGATAAAAATAAAGGGTTGCAGGGGAAGGTGAAGTATGTATTGATAAAGCATATCCTTCATCTCCTTGAGTAGCTATACCTTTATCTATTATTCTTTGGTGATTATCTCCTGTTAAATTAGCTGCTATCCATGTTGATAAAGTAAATGGAGTATTATATAGAGAAAGTATATTAGATGAAGGAATACTTCCACAATCTATATAATCACCATCCCCATCAAAATCCCACACTCCAGCATTATTAGAACTAAAACTTAAACTTCCTTCTATACTTCCTGCAATGGTGGTATCTTTTATGTTTAAAACATTAGAATCCCCGCTTGTATATGATTTAGGATTTGCAGCATCTATGCAAAATACTAATTCATCATTTATTGTATTTGGTCCATGTTGTAATCCCATCTTAATATAAATATATCATAAATATGTTAATATCCAAACCTTCCTTTTAATGCGTTGTAGTTGTGTAGGACTTCGTTTGATGATAATACTCGGTTATATACTTGAATATTTGCTATATTACCATTTAAATAATAAACACTTTCTGCGCCTAAACCAAAAACAGTACCTGGGAGTAAGGGTCCTGTTGTTCCTTGAATAAATCCTGTACTTTCACCATCCCACCCAAATTGATCTACTTTATCTATAAAACATTTAGCTCCATCTAAATTGTTTTTGACTAATACAATATTATGCCATGTGTTCAAAGAAAGTCCACTTATACTTCTAACTTTTTGATTTCCATTTACAGTATATACTATTTGGTTTAAATTTGGATCTATTAATATTCTACTTCTTCGAGGGTTCCTATATGCTATTTCATTACATAAAGCATGATAACTATTAGGAGCTCCTAAAAATCTAACCCAAAATGAAAGAGTTATATCTGTTTGGTTATATGTTGTTAACCTACCATTAAATTGTATGTAATCATCTATCCCATCTAAACCAAATTGAAAGTTGTTTGGGGGGGTAGAGTTATATTCTACATCATTTATAAATGATCCTGTTAAATTTAAATCTGTGGTATCAAAAACAGTAGTTCCTTTTTTAGGGTATGATGCTCTATTAGTAGCATCTAAATTAAATGTTAGCCCATCTGCTATAATACCTGTTGTTATTGACCCGAATTTCATAACCCAAACCTCCCTTTTAATGCGTTGTAGTTGTGTAGGACTTCGTTTGCTGATAAGGCGTGGTTATATAAATGCATATTTGCTATATTACCTTCTGTATAATTAGTTTTGTTAATGTAACCTATTGACATATAATTTCCGATTGTAGAAGCTACATTCGAAGGAACATTTATTGTGTTGCTTGATCTTGATATACCATCAACATATAATTCTAAAGATATGCCTCCTTTATATACTCCTGTATAATTATGATAATTTGAGTCGTGTGATAAGGCATAAGTAGGGCTTGTATTTGTTGCTCCATTTCTTACACCAAAATAAATAGTATTATCTGTCCAATTATATAAAAGTATTTTATTACTATTAGTTATATAAGAATTTACTCCCACCACATCTCCAGAATCATCTTTTTTACACCATATTGATATAGTTAATGAAGTTAAACTATTAATAGAAGAAATATTGTTACAATCAATATAATCATCTATACCATCAAATTGAAAACTTTTTATGCCATCTGTTTCATTAAATTGTGTGTCGTCTTGAAATAAGCCGTTTTCAGCTAGGTTTATAGTATTAAATACAGTAGTAGTACTAGTACTAGGTATAGTACTTGCCCTATTTGCAGCATCCATGTTGAATATTAGTCCATCCGCTATTATATCTGTTGTTATACTGCCTACTCTTCCACTCATTCGAATCTTGATTTTAATGCGTTATGGTTATGTAATACTTCATTAGCTGATAAATCTCTATTGTAAATTTGTAGGGGTCCTATGTTTCCAGGAAAATCAAAATTTAATAAAGAATATACTCCTATATAAAAACTATTAGCATTAAGATGTGTTTGTGTTGAAATTAATGTTTTATCATTTATAAATTGACCATCAACATATAATGATCCTAATGCTGAGGAATTATATGTAATAGTTGCTGAATGATATCCATAATCTGTAAAGGTAGAAGATATATCTGATGTAGGAAATATGTCTAGATCAGCTGATGTAACCCCTGGTGAAGATCTAAAAGCTATACCATTAGTACTACCTCCTCTTAAAAATAAAGCATACCCCCCATTTGCAGCATTATTATTGTATTTAGAAAACATTGTATACAAATGACTTGAAGTACTTAAAGGAGTACCATCATTTAATTTAAACCAAACGTTAAATGTAAATGGTACTTGATAGCCAAAATCTGCTTTTGAAAAATCACCAAAATTAATATAATCATCAGCTCCATCAAAATTCCACTTTTCATCTTCAAATGTAACACCATTTAAAGTTCCTGTATCAGATGAATCTAAAGTGTTATATGTTGTAGTACCAGATTTAGGATAACTTGCTCTATTAGCAGGGTCTATATTAACTATTAGCCCATCCGCTATGATTGGGGTTGATATGGAACCTCTTCTAATTCCCATAACTTTATATTGACCTTATTATGGTCTTTATTTTATAACCGTTTGTGTCTGAATGCTGTGCTATTTGAGCTTGGCTTTGAGATATATGTACTATTAAATTAAATCCTGATGTGTCTCCTATATCTGTAGTAGTTGTTTCTGTAAAATTGATTGTACTTCCATTCCATATTGACATTATACTACCTGCTCTAGCATTTGAACCAGAATGTACCGTATAATCAAAAAATGCACCAGCATATGAGCTAGTACTTAACCCAAATATGGATTGTGTTACAGCATTAGAGGTTGAGCTGATTACCGCAGTAGTATAAAGCGACTGGGGAGATTTACCTATGTAAACTTCTCCAGAAGCTGATGCTTCTAGTACTGGTAATCCTGAAATATCGTTTGCTGTGAATAGTGTTCCTGATAAATCATCATCTACTGAAAATAGTGTACCTTGACTTCCTATTACATCAAATACTGTTGAACCTGATGTTTTTATTTCTACAGATCCAGATGCTAATAATGCTAATGTATTTGTTGTAGGTGGGTAAACTTCTAATCCAGCTTCTAAATTATGAAAAAAGTTTCCTGGTTTATTTATTGAAACATATTGGCCACTATCTTTTCCTATTGATATTGGACCACCAGAAGCTGTATATCTTCTTATTATTGGATCTGTATTCCAAAATAATCCTGGACTACTATTATATCCTGTACTATGTCCCGCGGGTCCTAATATTAGTGAACCAAATCCTAAATCTCCAGATGTTACTTTAAAACCACCTTTTGTAGTTGTAAATGTTATATCACCTGTATCTGGTAATCTAACACCTAAAGATCCTGTTAATTCTAATGAACCTGATATTCCTGCTGATCCTGTGAATGGGAAAGCATTTCCACCCCCTCCCCCATTTAAAGCATGTGATGCTGTTATAGCATATGAAGCTGTAAGTGGGTTTATTACTCCAGTACTACCTGTTATAGCACCATCTATAATAATACTACCACTAATAGGTAATTCAAAATTTGAACCTGTTATACTACCTAAATTACGTATTCTACTAACATTGTATAACTCATTATTATTTAATGTTACTGGTACTCTAAATAATCCTTGACCTGTTGTTAAATGAAATTCTGGGGATCCTCCACCTCCAACTTGTAATGAAAGAAGTCCAACACCTGAAGAATATAATCCAGTTCCAGAATCATGGTGGAATGTATATCCTGGTGTTAAAGCTGAGCTTCCAGAGTTTGCTGTAAATTTACTAGCTGATATTGTCCCAGTTGCTTCTATATCTCCTTTTACATCTAATATTGCACCATATGAACCTGTTAAAGTTAATCTACCACTGTTTTCAGTATGGACTATGTCCATTTGTTGGTTTGAAACTGGGAGGTTGTTATTTCCAAACGAAATTCTTTTACCTTTATATAAATAAAGATCAGCCCATCTTCTATTTTTAAATCCTAAAGGAATTATTCCTGTTGTATCCAAGGGTTTAAATTCTGAAGTAAGTATAACTCCATAATCAACCCCCCCTGTTCGATATATTAATTGTCCTGTGCTATCTAAAGTTAAATATTTGGATGAATCCTGTTCTAATTTAATTGAACTTGAAATTGAACTTCCCCTTGCTCTAAGATTTAATAGAGGATTTCCTTGATCAAAACTAAAATCTAATCTGTTTTGGGTATCTATATCTGTTTCAGTTATTGAGAATACTGAACCTGATGGCATTGATATGCTAACTGGGGAATTAATTTGAAGACCATTGTTTGGGGAAATAGATGCTGATACACTTCCACTTATAATTTGATAAGCATCTGGAATTGATCCTGAAAGTGGAACATTAAATAATCCTTCACCATTTCCAAAAAAACTTCCTGTAAATGAACCTGTAAATGGACCATTACCTGACTGAGCAAATGAAGCTGTTAGAGCATAACTAGAGGATTCAGATGATCCTCCTCCACCTCCACTAGACCCATAAGAACCTACTGAAACATTATCAAGAAACCTTACATTACTAGCCATTTAATTCTTTTTTATAATTATAAATACTAACCATTTGATATTTTTGGTGTTCCATTATCATTCCATAATACTCCTGCTATTCCTGGGTCTGAGGTTGGTAAATCATTTAAACTAATGTTCATTGGAGGTGTTGGTTCATTAGGAAATTGTGTTGTAGATCCTAATGATCTTACTTTTCCTCCTTGAGTTTCTCTACTTCTACCATCATCTGTAGTTGTTGGGTTTGCTTCATATCTGTTTGTATTGGAATCTGTTTCCATTGCAAATATAATTTTTGATTTTTCATTATATTTTTTAACAGATTTTAAATCTTTTTGGATTATATCAGGTACTATATAACCATACATTTTTATTTGAAATGTACCTCTTACTAATCTTTCTTGACTTTGTTGTAATTCAGTTACTGTTGTAAAACTATCTATAGTAGCCCTAAATTTAAATCTTTCAGGATCCCCCCAATATGAATCAGAGGCATAATTTATTGCTTCAATTATTTTATTTAATTGTTCTACATAATAAGTTTGTATTATACAATTATATGTTAATGTAACATAATCAGGTACTACGTTTGCTATGAATTGTTTTGTTGGTACTCTGTTATTTAATAATCCAAAATTACTATAAAAATTTTTTTTGTTATAATCTTTTTGATATGAAGTATATAAATTAGGGCTATTTGCATCTAATTTTCTAGTTAAACTTCTATTTTTTTCAATAGAGTCTCTTTTAAACATTAAGATAGGCATCATTATAGCACCTTTTTTATCTCTATAATATGCATCTTTTTGAATTGATTTCCATCTTTCTGGGGATCCATATATTACAGGTACTGCTATTCTTTCTCCATTTTGTATTACTGAAGGTTTAATTACTTTATTGAAATAATACATTATGGATTCATCAATATCTTTTATACCAACTGAAAAAGGTTTAGTAGTGTCATCTTTAAATGACATTTTTTCAGATCTATTAAATGGAAGATTTGCTTGGTTTATAGGGGGAAATTGTTCTTTTTCATTAGCATCATTAGGATTACCTCGTTGAGCATCAAAAGGAGTTTGTAAATCTTTGGATATTTCCTTTTGAGTTTTTGGGATAGGTTTTCTATAGTAATTCTTAGCCATTAATTCTTCCTTTCTCTATTTGCACTTTATCTACTGGTATATAATGTGTTTTGCAGATTATAGACATATCTCTACCAAAATCTTCTAATCTTGGGTTAATTGGATTTTCTTCATATCCATAATCAGGATCTTTACCCATAAAATATTGATTACCAATTACATCGTCTACCTCATAGTAACCACCATAATAATAAATAATATCACCTACTTCAGGAACTAAATCAGCTCCAAAATAATCTGCTTGATCATAATCTTTATTAAAATCAAGATTTCTTTGAAGTAAATCATCTCTAAGGAATTTAAAATCTACGTTTCTGTAGTATCTTACTCCTAGTTCATCATCTGGGTATGATTGGGGTTGGTGATCTATTAGACAACTTAATAATACCGGAGCATAATAATATTTAGCTCCTGAGGCTTCTCCATATAAATTTGTTTTTGTTTCTTCTAATTTATATTTGTAGTAAGCACATTCTTGAGAAATAACGTTTCCTATTAGTTCTCTATTTACATGCCTAAATAGGCTTATATCTCTTTGACCCCCGTATAAAGCCATTTTATCCTATATAAATTGTGTAAGGAACTTTATTTAATTCCTTTTGTAAAAAATCGTTCTCGTTTGCTTTTCTTTCTAAAAGCTTATCTCTTGATGTATCATCAAAATATGTTCTTAATTTTTCTACTAATGCATTTTTATCTGCTGTAGCTGAAGATAATAAATCGGCTTGGTTTAATGTTACTTCAGCATCTGGGATTGGTACTGTGGAGTATTTTCCTCTAATATATCCTAACATTTCTTTACAAATAGCTAATGTGTACTCAAATATCCATTGTCTACCTATTGAATTAATTTTATCATAATTAGGATTTTCAAATGGTACTTCAGCTACATTTGTTACTTCATTTGTGCCATTACTATAAGGATTATTTCTATCTGATTTTTTAATATATTGGAATTTAAGTTTACTTCCATTCATATTTGGAATAGGAAATACTTTTAATTGGTTATTTATTAATTCAAATGTATAATTTGATCTTCTAATAGTGTCATTTAATTCTATGGCTTGCATTACTTGCATGTCATAATTAATAGGCATCATTAAAAAATTAATTGCTGGTGAGTAACTACCCCAACCAAATGAATCCATTAAATCTATCATTCCTGTTCCTGTACCTGCGTATGGGTCAAAATATCTTGTTATTGCAGGTGGTGCTTCATAAAATACTCTTTTTATTTCTATACCATCATTTGCTTTTAGATTTGCATAGGTTTGTGCCCAAGCATTCATATCATATTCTTGTTGTCCATTTATTAAATCAAGTGAACCTGAATGCCATGTTACATTACCTCCTACTCCTGCTTCTACTCCATATTGTTCTGATAATCTAACTACACCTGCTAAATTAGGTGATATAAGTTTACCATTAGCTGTTACTGTAGAATCAGATCCTGCAAAGGATAAATAGTTTTCTCTTACTTTATAAGCGTATAATTCGTTTCCGTACGTTGTAATTGCTTCTTCAAAAGCTGTGTAAAATGAACCAGATTGGAGTTCTACATCAGCTATAGGATATCCTAATCTTTGAGCACAAAAATCGGCTACTTTATCTGCGTCTGCTTTAAAATCTATTTGATGGTCATAAAAACCGAATGGAGTTTGACCTGCAGCAAATGTTGATGTTCCTGTCCAAATTGGTATATTCATAATACGTTAATTAAGTTGTTGCTATAAAATATTCTACTTTAGCAGAACTACCTGATGGTTCAACTGATACTGCCATTATATTATCATATGAAAAAGTATTAGTTAAACTACCTGTGATTTCACTTGTTGAAAGCATAAATGTGCCTTTTGGGGCTATTGAAAAATTTAATAGCTCTGATGAGGATGAAACTTGTAAGTTTAGTGGAACTGTTTCTGAGTAGTTTGATATTCTACCATATTTAAAACTTCCTGTTTTGAATGTACCTGCTCCAGGTAATTCATTATACTTAAATATTGTGGTTGTGCTTCCAGATGGAACTGTTACTATACGATTATCTATGTTTTCAACATCTTTTATTGATAAATGATAATCAGTACCTCTTTCGGTACCTTCAAGTAATACTCTTTCTTTAATTAAAAGGGTGAAATCAGCCATGGTTTTGGTTATAAATATTATAGGAATAAAGTAAAATAAAAAAAAGCCTGACTAAAAAGCCAGGCTTAATTTTGAACTTATGTTAAGTGTTTATTATACGTGGCTTAATCCACTAACAAATACTCTACCATAGAATTCTGGTCTGATCATTTTCTTAGCATATCTTGTAAGTAGACCTTTTCTTGGTGTGAAAGTGTCTGGATCGTATACTAATGGAGTCATGATCAATGGAATGTAAGGAGCAAATACAGCACCTGTTTCTAGGAACTGGTTACCTCTATATCCCATAAGGATCGTACCTTCGGTCATGTATGGGTTTTTATAAACATCATATCTGCTGTTCATTTGTCCCATTTTCTGGATACCGAATGCAAATTTACCTTTTGAAGCATCACCATCAGCGTTTGAAGCAAATCCTGGGATTGATTCAATGATAGTAGCAACTGAAGGAGATATCACACAGAAATTAGCACCACCTCTAAGAGTCTTTTGGTGAATTTTGTTAGATACTTTTTGCATTTTAGTTCCTAATGTTTGGAACCATTGTCCTTGAGTATTAAAGAAATTTAAGTTGTCATATCCTGTTTTATCAGCTTTTAACGACTCGTTGTTTTGTGCATTCCAGTACTCATCAGCAGCTGATGCGTCTTGGATTAACATATCTAGAATTTCCATATCAATTTCTAATGAAATGTATTCACTCATGATAGATGTTAATTCTGCTTCAGCATCTAGTGCTTGGTAAGCATTTA